GTTTCCCTATCCAATACTTTGTAGGCAATAGTCAAATTTTTCATAAATCCCCCAAAAATTTTGGCATTTTTGCGCCGGTTTTTTTCGTGCATTTTTTTACGCTGTAAGCCTAGTATAACCATAAAACGCAAAATGTCAAGCGTTTTTTTTTGCGCTAGTTGCGAAAAAGCAAACGAGTTGCTGAATTTGTTGCGCTTTTCGTGTAAAAAAAATTATGTTTCGCATGTTTTTTTGTGCGTTTTCGCCGAAGTGAAAGAGATTGATTTTGTGTCGAATATAACGCACCATGAAATCGTAAAACTGCCAAAGACAAAACAGGAAAAAATCAGGTGTTATGACCACACGGCACGCTAAAAAATATTTTTAAAAAAGTGAAAAAAAGACTTGACAAATTATTTTTAATGATTATGATAAGAGAAAACGAAAGGAGCAAAACGCATGAAGCCTACAAAAAACATCAATGCAAAGCAGTATGGACACATTAAAAGATTTACAAGCCACGGCACTATGGGAGAATTTATAAAATTAAGAGAAAATCAACGTACTCTATTAGGCAGGAGAGTTAACGCTTTAGGGTGCAAGTATTGTGCAACAATAGCAAAACAACTAGGAATTGAGAGGTAGAGGCCATGAGCAATTTTCCAACTCTTTACGTAGCAAAAGTCACTTGTGGAGATGATAGGGCAATAGTAGGAGTTTTCACAGAGAGGCCAAAAGCAATAACAGCTTGTAAAATACACAAAGAAGTAAATTATCACGGCAGTGAAGTTTTATATGAAATTGTTGATTGTGTACTCAACGAAGCAACATCAAATATTATTGACAATCCGTCATGGATTTTAATTTGAAAGGTGGTGATAAAAAATGAAAAAGTATTTAACTTATGTTTTGTGTGCGTTGTTGTTAGGGTGTGCTAGTGTCACAACTATCAATACATTGCCGCAAGGTGCGGTAGTGAGACAAAACGGCTTGATTAGGGGAGTTACCCCTTACGAGTTTTGGGACAAGGAAATGTCTTTTTTTCAACAAGACTTTACCCTTGAGCTAGAGGGCTATAAACCTATGACAATCACGTTGAAAAAAGATGTTTTTTACGTTCACAGACTATTTACGCCGCCGGTGATTAGTTGGTTGTGGTTGTACGGGTACGAACACAGTAACTTTTATGAGTTGAAGAAAAAATAAATCCTATAAAATAGGCGTGTCAGGGCAAGGCTAACGGGCAAGACGGGCACGTTAAAAGTGGTGGGTTGGTGGAGTTAGCCAAAAAAAATAAAAAAACCGCTTGACAAATCGTTTTTCGTGATTATACTAGCAACAGCAACAAAAAAGCCGTAAGCCGTGACCGCAAGGCACGCACGCACAAAGGAGTAAAAGGACTATGCAAGCAAAGTTAGACAATCAGGGCAATTTAGTTATTACAATCCCCTTTGACAAAAAGGGCACGCCTTCTAAATCAAGTGGCAAAAGCCTTGTTCATGCTTCCACAGGTGGAAACGTGAATTGCAAAATTGGCGAAAGCTTCTTCAAGGTCGGCGTGAACGTTTATTCGCCTAATGAGGATTTCAAACCAGCGAAGTAATACTGGCTAAAACAGCCGGACATTAAAAGTCTTGCTATCAGCGAGACAAAGAGGGTGCAGGTCAAGAGCTTGCGCCCTTTTTTTACGCCTCTTTACCCTCTAAAATTCCCGCCCCGCCTTCCAAATCGTATAACAGCACTATACACCTATAAGACAGTAAGAAAGCCTAAAACAGTAAGGCTATAAGTGCATTAAGGATAGAAGACAGCGAGAGCCAGTAGCTACACCTTTGCAGGGCAGGTCGTAACATCATATTAAATAAAGGAACTTTGCGCCTACGCACGCAACGAGCCTACGCAAAAAACGGCAATCTTGCACGCCTAACGCAACGCCTAAACGTTCAACAGCAGGCCAGCAGGTAGCTCCTGCCAAAAACGCTGAAAACGCCTGTAAAACGATTTAAAAGCGTTATCCACAGCGAGCTATTTGCGCCCAACGTTGGACATCCGGCACGCCTATATTTTTGATAACGTGATAGGGCACGCCAAACACAATAGCTTTTACAGTATATAAGATGTAGGCAAGCAAGCATTGTTTTTCCAGCAGGAAACAGCAAGGGGTAGGGGTAGGGGGTATGGTCGTGATAGGGGTAGGGCAGGCTTGCGCAGTCAGTTACCATAGCCTGCTCAAACACAAAGGTACTTTAGGCAAAGGGAAAACGAGGTCTAGAGAGAGTTTTATACTGTGGTAAAACGGTCTACTACCGCCGGACTGATTTTTTTCCGGGGAAATTCTTGACAAATTTGGAAAAAGTGTGTATAATAGGAATCATGAAAGAATATGTGATTGTAATTATGTATAGTGCGGTGGCATTGGATTTATCCGGTGGAACTAGAAAACATTAACTTAAAGGAATAAAATGAAAGTAGCTCTAGCGTTGTATGCCCAAAAAACTCTAATAGGCCAAATGGAGAAACGTAACGGAGTAGCGGTATTTGATAACCCACGTGTTATTATGTATGATACCAAAAACAACAAGACCATGCTGCTCCCTTTAATAGGCAACCCAAAGACTGTAGTTATTGAGATGGCTGAATTAGTCTATGGGATAGATGAGGGGAAAGAGTATGAGACTTACATGGCTGAGGTCATGGGAATTGTGCTACCTCAGAAAGGAAAGATTTTAGATGCCAGCGGGAAGTAAGGTTGATAAGATGTATCGTGCGCTGTTGAGGGAAGGGTACTCTGAAGAGACTGCAGCACGCATTGCGCAGAGAAAAACTGGACTATCTTTAAAGACAGGGAAGAAACCGAAACATGGAAAAAACACTAAAGGAAGAAATAAATGATTATCTTAGAGATGGAAATAAAGACCTCGAAAAAAATGATAGAAAGCCCCAACATCGCAGAGAAAGAAAAAGAGACAAAAAGCAGGATAGCCCGGTCGTTAAGACCACATAGTCCAATAATTAATTTTGCCTATGATGCATTCACCTCGATGCGTAAGAAGGGTTATCCTTTGGAATCGTGTTTTAGGATTGCAGTCCTAAAAACAGTACGTGGTGCAATTATAAATTCGTAACGGACAATGAGGGCATATCGTTATTATGAGGGGACGTACTACGGGGCGAAGGGAGTCATGACCTTTCTCACACGGGAACTGTTTAACGGAGTGTTTAGCGGACTTCAGTGGAAAACATCGTAAGTATGAGCGACCTGATTCCGTTACCTTGCTGTTGTAGCTCAATTGGTAGAGCAAGAGTTTTGTAAACTTTAGGTTGAGGGTTCAATTCCTTCCAGCAGCTCCAGTTAACTGTTTGTAGCTCAGTTTGGTAGAGCACATGCCTTGGGAGCATGTGGTCGGAAGTTCAAATCTTCCCTGACAGACCAGAAGGTATAGCAAAGTAATTAATGCGCCGGTCTGCAAAATCGGAACTCACTGGTGTAAATCCAGTTACCTTCTCCAAGCAGGTATCGTCAAATTAGGTATGGCACTTGGCTTCCAACCAAGATTTACTGAGAGTTCGATTCTCTTTACCTGCTCCAATGAGGTGTCGTCCAATGGTAAGACAAAAGGCTTTGAACCTTTAAATGTAAGTTCGACTCTTGCTGCCTCAACCAGAACATATGTTGGCGGTAGTTCAATTTGGTAGAACATAAGATTGTGGCTCTTATTGTTGTGGGTTCAAATCCCACCCGTCACCCCAAGATATTGCGGAATGAATGGGCATTCACGTTTGTCTCATAAGCAAACCTCCGTTGGTTCGACTCCAACTTCCGCTTCCAAAAAATAACCTTGACCATAGAGTCAAGACAATACGGGAGAAGGGCTAACTACCCTGTAGTATGATAGGCTACACAATTTTATAGAACTCCCGTATACTGCTAGGTAGTTTAACGGAAAAACAAATCCCTGTTAAGGATTAAGATGTAGGTTCGAATCCTACCCTCGCAGCCAATAAAAAGGAAGAAAATGAAACATACGAAGTATTATGTTAGATTTTTTGATTATATAGATGGTGGTTGGATTACTGATTCTAGCCACCATAATTTTTTACCAGCGAAAAGCAACAGAATTAATAAAAGACGTAAAGGGTTGTTTGCAATAGTAACACATAAAAATATAGTTGTAAATAAAGAAGTTGACGAAAAAAGACGTGAAGAACCGGAAGGAATTTGACATGTTTGATAGAAAGTTTAAATTTAGAGCAGTGCGTAAACCTTGGGACGATTATGTAAGTTTTTATCTTGGGGAACAGCAAGGGGATGGCAGATTTGCAATGGCTGAACGTGTCACTTTAAAGACACAAGAAAACAAAGGGGAAATAACCTTTCCATTTTTAGAACTATTGGATAGTGACGTGCAAAATATAGTGGATGAATTATATAGTATAGGGTTCAGACCATCTAAAAGTATTGATTCTGCAGGCGCACTTGAAGCAACAGTAAAGCATTTAGAAGACATGAGAACGTTGGTATTCAAAAATGACTGAAATGGGACGACCCGATAAACCAATAATAGACCCTGTTAAACTTATGCATATGCGTAATGTTGAGGGCAAATCAAGACCTGAGTGCGCTCAGTTTTTTGGTACTACAATTGAAGGAATTAAAGCTGCGGAAAAACGTATCTCGCGCAGACTCAACAAACTACCAGTTCCTGCAGGAAATTCTACCATTGATTCCATGAAACAACTGGGGCAAATAAATGAAGAAATCGTAAGCCAGTTAAAGCGTTGTAATAAGATGATTCTTCGTGAAGAAGTGAAGATGGAAGCTTGCGATACTGTTTTTGAAAAGCTTAAAAAAGACCCTAATAATATAGACGCACATGAGTTAATGGACAAAATTTGGGGAAGTAACAACAGAGCAATTCTTGCAATACAAGCAAATCTTATAAGTGCTTCTGCAGAGATACGAAAGCAAATAGAATTACAATTGAAAATTGCCGAAACATTATATGGACTAGAAGTCACAGAAGCATTCCAGAATGAAGTAATTAATATTATAAAAGAAGTAGAACCAGAAGCTGCTCAAAAAATAGTTAATAAATTAAGAGAAATTCGCTCTATAAGGGGACTCGTAAAAACTAGTGGTTAAAATAGATGATAAACGAAGAATTGAATTATTTGAATCATTAGTTAATAATATAGACAAAGTAGTAATTAATTCGTCAAACAATATTCCTACATTTGGCGAATGGCCTATTCAAGATAATATTATTCTTGATGGAAGAAAGTTTAGTTTTAAAAAACACGAATACCTTATTGAACCTTACAATGATGACCATCCGTTTCAAGTAGAAATAAAAGCAACACAACTTGGATTAACATCAAAAGCTATACTTAGAGTTTTTTATAATGCCCGTTATGGAAGTGATAAGTATAGAGGAATTGGTTATTATTTCCCTTCTAGAACAGATGTCACAGACTTATCAAAAACAAGATTAACTCCCTTAATCGAAGATAATCCAGAAACTATTGGACTTTGGATGCGTGATATAGATGCAGCCAACGTTAAAATGATTTGGAAAAGTCCACTTTATTTACGTGGCATGAAATCCAGAATAGGAATGAAAAGTTCCCCTATGGATTTTGTTGTTTTTGACGAACTTGATGAAGCCCCCCAAAACTCAGTTGATATGATTCTAGAAAGAATGGCTCACTCCGATGTTGGAGAGTTATTATTTTTATCAAACCCTACCCTTCCAGATTACGGAATAGACAAACTATTTCAAACAACAGACCAACAATTTTTTCTTTTGAAATGTACTCATTGCAATGCATACACTGATATGGTAGAAACGTTTCCAGATTGTTTGCAAATTGTTCGTGGTGTTACTATTCGTGCATGTTGTAAGTGTGGAAAAGAATTAGACCCTGCGCATGGTGAGTGGGTTGCAAAAAGACCTGCAATTAAGGAACGTAGGGGTAGGCAATACTCGCAATTATATGCACAAACAAAAATGACCTCACCAGAGTTAATACTTAACAAATTTCGCACTACGGACAACCTTACGGACTTTTATAACCTAAAAATAGGGATTGCATACGTTGATGCACAAAATAGACTTTCGGTAGAAGAAGTATTGAATTGCTGCGGAAACAGTGGAATGCATAGCAGTTCAGATGATGGTTGCTTTATGGGAGTTGACCAAGGAAACCATCTTCATGTTGTTATTGGAAAAAGACATCCACAGAAACGTGGGGAGTTAATTTTTATGGATGTTCTAAAAGGAAATAATAACAACGACAAGAGTGATGAATCAGGTTGGAAACAACTTGATGAATTAATGAATCGTTTTAAGGTTATGCGTTGTGTTGTTGACGCATTGCCAAATACTAAGAGCGCACGCAACTTCGCAGAGAGATTTCCCGGACGAGTCTTTCTTTCCTATTACAGCGAATTTCAAAAAGGTTCATATCGCTGGAACGAAAGAGATATGTCTGTACATTCAAATAGAACGGAATCTTTAGATGCCTCACATAAAGAGATAATAGAACAAAATATAGTTTTGCCAAGACGTTCTGATACAGTTGACGAATTTGCAAAGCAAATGCATAACATAGCTAAGAGATTAGAAACAGACGAAGAAACGGGAAGTCAAAGATATATTTATTTACGTTTAGGAGCAGACCATTTTAGACATGCGTATAACTACGAGTGTATGGCTCGGAGGGATGCACCGGAACTTTTATTCCCTGAGTTGATATAATGGAAGAAAAAAAAGAAGAAATAAAAATAGAAAAGCAAGTATTGCCTAGTGTTATTGCAGGTATTGCTTGGCCTGAAGAAGGCAATCCGGCTTTTATGTGTCTAATACGTGAAAAGAAACAAGCGCTGGAGCAATCGTTTGACCCACAAACAGAAGTAATTGAAATAACAAATGAACTTCAAGGTGGAACTCTTTTTGAGTTATTTTCTAAACTCACATTCCAGAGGATAAATGTTGTTTATGCTTCTATAGGAAATAAGTATTCAAATTTTATAAATGAATTTTCCGCATGGAAACGTTCTAACATGAGCGAACTGAGACTTTTAAAATCACAATTTCCTTCGTTTGAATCAGGGGTTTTAAAGATTAAGGAGTTAGTTTCTCAGAAGAAAATAATTTTTCCTAAAGATTCAGTAGTACGAGCGCAACTGCAGATGTTTTCTAGGTTAAGTCTTAAGAATGATACAGATTTTTATGCCGTAACAGCTTTATTTAATGCCTTAAGCGGGATAAAAAAGCAAAGAGTTTCTGAAGTTAAGAAAGACCCTAATATCAAAGCGTGGTATTAATTGTTGACAAATACTATGAAATAGTGTATAGATGAGGTAGGTGACATAGTATTCGCACATGAATACTAGTGTTGTAAGCGCAAGAGCAGACTATAACAATGTGGATACAATTATGCCCACAGGAAGGTGTCACGTGAATTTAAAAGAAAAAAAATTGGAAAATGCGGACAAGGAGGCAGACGTACTTTGGAAAAAAACTTATGAGACTCCAGAGGACAATGACGAGGAAAATAATCTAGAAGGTTCTGACCAACCTCAAGAGGACGAAAAAATCGAAGGTGATGAGACGGAAGAAGGTCAACCGCCAAAACCGGATGGTATCGTACCAGATGAGGATGAATCTGACGAAGAGGAAAAACCCGTTGTTACGGTTGATTGGGAACAAAAGTATAAGACATTAGAGGGAAAATATAATGCCGAAGTACCAATTCTCCATCAACAATTAAGGAAAACTAAAGCTGACTTTGAAATCCTTAGCGGTAAAATTGCTGGTTATGATGAAAAGATTAAAAACCTTGAAAAACAGGCGAAAGAATCAACATCTAAGACAGCATTAGTCGAAACCGATAAAGAGTTAGAGACTTTAGTTACTGAATACCCGGATGTCGGTAAGGTCATAAAGAAAGTTAGAGACGCTTATGAGACACGAATAACAGAACTTGAAAATACGGTTAATTCAAACCTAAATAAAAAGTTCGAATCTGTAGAGGCTGAAATCCTTGAAAACAAGGTATTGGCTTTTGATTTAGCTATCGTGAGACTTGGAGTGCCTGACTGGAAAGAACTTGACAAAAAACCAGAGTTTGTTGTGTGGTTACAGGAAAAAGTTCCCTATACTAACCAAACAAGATACGAGCTTCTCGCAGCAGCCTCAGCAAAATTTGATGCCGAAACAGCAGCAAAAATGTTGATTGATTTCAAAAGTACATTGAAAGAGGCTGACGTTGATGAAGATGCAGAAACCGAAGAAGTAGAAGATGATTCTATTGAACAGGAGAAGCAAAAAAAATTAAAAAAAGTACTAGCACCAAAAAACATTAATCAAGGCAAAAAGCCTAACAAAGGTGCTGGTGTGATATTGACCAAGGCAGCGTATGATAAGTTCATGCGTGAAACGTCTAAAGGAAAGTATGACCCTTCAAAATGGGGTGGTCGAACAGAGGATGAAACTGAAGCCATGTTTGATAAAGCTTTCAAAGAAGAACGAATCCAATACTAACTTATTGTCCGGCTACATTGGTTGATAAAAACATAGGAGAATTAACATGAGTGTAAATCGTGTAGCTGGACATCCAGATTTTAGTTCCGCCGGAACTACAGGGTTCATTCCCGAAATTTGGAGTGCTAAACTAGCAAAAAAATATTACAAGAAAACCGTTATTACGGCTATCTGTAACACGGATTAACAACATAGTCCGTATAAAATCTGGTGAATTGCTGGAATCCTGAAACGGAAATCAGCAGCCAAACCCAAACAGGGTAGGTTCAGAGACTAGGATTTTAAATTAAATATCTCAGACTTAATGTCGAAGGAGATAGCATGAATAGAGAAGACAGGGGCATTTTAGTTGGAATGGTTCTCGGAGATGGGTACTTAAATGTACGTCACAGGTTAAAAGATAATAAATATAAATATGAATCTTCAGAATTAGTTATTGTACATTCTACTAAACAACGTGATTACTTGTTATACAAATCGGAATTGGTAAGAAGAATCTTTGGTGGAAAATTCACAATTAGTGAAAAAAAAACCACCCTGAAAACAGGTAAAACATATTTTGGGTGTGGGTTTTCAAAATCAAGTCCGTACTTCAGGATTTTAAAAAAGATGATGTACGCTGATAGAAAAAAAACAATAACAACACAAGTATTAAATATGTTGACTCCCCTAGGGATAGCAATATGGTATATGGATGATGGACATGCAAGACGAAATATAAATAAAGATGGTTATGTTTCTTCTGTGTCAACAAACATTGCAACTTGTTGTTCTGAACAAGAATCTCTTTTAATATGTGAATGGTTTTATGATAGATATGAAATAAAATTTAAACCATTTCCAGAAAAAGGAAACTTCTCAATACGGTGTAATACACAAGATTCACATAAGTTTGCAAGACTCATTGAACCTTTTATTATACCATCAATGCGTTACAAACTTTCACATGTAGCAGATTTAAAATCCCACGAGCTCCAGACATCTAGAAACAATAGATGATGATATAGTCCGAACTAATGGAAAAGAAAACCATTAGATGTTAGAAATAAAGAGTTCTAACGATAACAAGTGTATGAAGGCGAAATAAAGAAACAGGGCGATACTGTTCATATCCGTACAGTCCCGGATGTATCTATCTTTGAACATCAAAAAGGTATGACACTTCCAACACAACGTCCTGAATCAACAGAAATCGAAATGAATATTGACCGTGGTCACGGTTGGAATATTTTGCTTGATGACGTTGATAAAGTACAGTCTGATATTGACTTACTGAACAAGTACACCGATGACGGTGCACAGCAAATGAAAATCAAAGTTGACAATGTGTTGCTTGGTGCTGCTTACGCAGGAGCAAGTGCATACAACTGTGGTGCAACTGCTGGCTATGAATCCGGTTCGTACAATCTTGGTGCAAGTGGTGCTCCAATTCAGGTTACTAAAGCCAATATTATAGACTATATTGTACAATGCGGTGGTGTTCTCGATGAATTGAATAATCCCGATGAAAATCGTTGGATGGTAATTCCTTCGTGGATGGCTGTTCTTTTAAAAACATCTGACCTTAAAGATGTTTCTATGACAGGTGATGCAAAGTCACTAATTCGTACCGGATTGCTTGGTATGATTGATAGGTTCGTTATTTATCAATCTAACAACATTGGTACGGTAGCGGCTGCTACTGAAAGTACTGGGTATAAGAGTTATTATGTCTTGTTTGGAACTAAAGACGCTATATCTTTTGCTAACCAGTTTACAAAGACAGAGACATTGCGTTCAACTCAGTCTTTCGATACAATAGTTCGTGGTCTAATGGTTTGGGACTTCAAAGTCATCAAAGCAGATGCCCTCGGATATATGTACGCAAGACAATAACACGGAGGATTTTGATATATGGCTATAACAGTAAATTTTACAGGTAAAGCTGGTATCGCTGGAACTGAAAGCGATATTACTGGTGCGGTTACTGATGTTGGCAATGGTGTGCCAGCAGTAGGAAAAGACCGTATTGGTATCTTGAAAAGTCGTGTTGACGTTGGATTAATTCCAGCCTCACTGACAAAAACAAGTACAGATGTTTACCAAGCAATTCATATACCTGCTCATTTTAAGGTACTTGATGCTTGGTTTGAAGTAATTGAAGCTGAAGCTACTAACACAACTGCTACGTTCGCACTTGGTATTACAGGTGGAACTACAAACGGTTTTGTTACTGCTGCTACCTGTGCTGTGAAGGATGTTGCCCATTCAAGTTCGAATGGTTCTACATACTCTGCTGCAGGTGGATGGTGTTCAAACGCTACTGCCGATACAATTGACCTATTGGTCGCTACTGCTGCGTTCACAAATGTAGTTGTAGATGTTTATGCAGTGGTTGTTGATATGAGAGCAACAGCTAATCGTTAATTAATATGTAGGGGGAGGGGAAGATTTATCACTCCCCCGAATAACCGAGGATTTAGAAATGAATAGAAAAGAACAGTATTCTATTGGAGAATTAACTGTAGATACCATCATAGGTGGAGACGATAGTTGCCGTAAGAAAATATATCTTAACGGTGCGCTCGGTTCTGATGGTGCTGATGGTCTTGCCTACGCACGACCAATGAAAACCTTAGCAAATGCTTATGCCAAACTTGAAACATTAAAAGGGGACATAATTGTTCTCGAAGAAAGCGCTTCGGCTCTTTCGCTTGCGACAGGATTCACATTTGCAAAAAGCTTATCTGGGATTGTCGGAACTTCTTGGAATGATGCGTATGCTCGTTCAAGAATTAGTCATAGTGCGGCTATGGCTACAATGCTTACAGTTTCTGGATATGGTAACAAATTCGCAAATATTCGTCTTATGTTTGGTACTGCATCTGCAACAAACAAAACGGCTCTTTCTGTAACAAATTCTGGAAATACATTCCGCAATGTAAACATAGCAGGTACGGACACAACTACTATGGCAGAATCTGATTTCAGATTGGTAAGTATTGCTGCTGACGAAAACTATTTCGATACTTGTCAAATTGGTAATATCAACGCTGCTCAAGCTGCCGGAACACTGGTATACTTCGATGCAAGTTGTACACCGAATATGACATTTAGAGATTGTACTTTCCTAATGAATGCTTCCGCTAATGCTGCATTCTTCTTGCAGTTTGCTGCTGGAGTTGGAGAGAGTGTTGTTAAATTCTATAATTGCCAGTTTATTAATACAGGAACTACTCTTACATACGGTATTGATGGTACTGGATTGAATAATTGTATTGTTTATCTTGATAGTCGTTGCTCATTCTATGGCGTAACAGACATAGTTGCACACGGTCAAGATGCATACGTTATTTCTGGTGTTACTAATTCACCTACCGCTGCTGAAGATACGTTGTGGCATATTGCTGCTCCTGTTGACACTACAGCCTAACTAGTATTTTATAAGGTTGGCGAAATCTTAGGAAAGTAGCCAACCTCATAAAGAAAGAGATTATGGAAAGAAAATTTAAGATGCTATTAAACGTTTCCGATGGGCGTGTATTTCCATACACAGACCTGATTGCAAACACGAAAGGTCTAGTACCTGTGGAAATGACAAAAGAAGAGATATTGGGAGCTATCAAAAGACCCCATAGAAAAGAAAAAACTGAATCCGCAGATACTGGAGAAGAAATAAATGAAACACCTGCACCTGTAGAAAACAAGAAACCCGGCAAGGGTTATGTTTTAAACAACAAGGGCAAGTGGACAAAACCTAAGAAATAAAACCGGATTCAAAACCGGGGAGTACTGAACATGACATTACAAGAAATTGTAGATTACGCCCGGTACAAATTAGACAACTATGAAGTTCCTTACCTCTGGACAGATAAGGAACTCGTCATATACTGTAATGAAACCATTGATGAGATGTGCAGAGATGCATATGTCCTTGAGGATTCTAAAACAATATCAGTATGTGAAATACATACAGTAGCCAATACATTTGATTATGCATTGGCTGCTTCTGTTTTAGCTGTGCGTTCTGCAAAAATAGTTACACAAGAGTTACTTACATTGGATACTGCACCTGCTACAGCGTGGGCTGCGGATGATACTTTAACTGGTGCTACGAGTGGGAAGACATGTATTGTAGTTGAAAAACTTACCGACTATACGTATGTAGTTGAGAAAAGAAATGGTACATTTACACTTGGCGAAGTTATAAGTAACGGAACTTATACGGCAGACCAAAGTTCTACTTATCCTATTTTTAGTGATTATAAATCAAGCGAACTCACAAAAACAGATTATAACGAAATGAGTCGTTTTAGGGAAGGTTGGAGAACTGCAACCGCTTCTGAACCGACAAAATATTTAACAGATTTTTCAGAAGGATATATTTCTGTTTATCCAAAACCGGATATAACTTATGTACTTCGTTTATCTGTTTATCGTTATCCTGTAACAGAAATGAACACAACGGCTTCACTTTCCTCGCAGACTCCTGAAATAAATGCTAAGTATCATAATACCTTAGTTTATGGTATGTGTGCAAAGGCTTATTTGAAAAACGGTGAAAATACCTATGATGAAAAGAAAGCTGCAACATATCTCAATTTATACAGAAAAGGTATGATGGATATTAAGATTAAGAATATAAAACTTAAGGGGATAACTAGAGTATTTTCTCCACAAGGGGGATTCATATAAGTGGCTATTAATTTCTATCCATGTAGTTCAATAAATGGGGCAACAGGTGCATTAAAAGATATACACGGAAATGACCTAGGCGCTGGTGATATGGCAATGGTTGTTTTAAGCACAAGTTTAGTATATTTTTACATACTAAGTGCTACTTCTGGTGCTACGGAAGATATACCTTCTATCGTTGCACCAACATCCTCTGCCGGAGCTAAACGTTGGCTTTTAATTCCAATCTTTACACCTTCAATATACTTTGCTGATACAAATTCTGATTACAGTATGATTGTAAAAAGTGGTGAAGCACTCACAGCAAATAGGATACTTACCCTTATTCTTGGCAATGCTGCACGAACACTAACTATAGCTGCTGATGCGACAATTAATGGAACACCGGAACTTGTCGCAAATAAAGCAACGTCAATGTCGGTATCTAATGATACATTATATCCTACAGTAAAAGCTGCAAAAGATTATGCAGATAGTTTAGTTGTAGGACTTATTGATGATAGAGGAAATTATGATGCCTCTGGAAATGTGTTTCCCTCTTCAGGTGGTTCAGGTACAGCTGGAGCAATCTTAAAAGGAGACATATGGTGTATTTCAGTTGCTGGAACTCTTGGTGGAACTGCTGTTAGTGTTGGTGACTGGATACGTGCTCTCGTGGATACTCCCGGTTCAACTGCAGGCAACTGGGGTGTTGTTGAAGGAAATTTAGGTTATACTCCGGCGAACGATACTGCTGTTTTTCATAAAGCGACTGCTGCTGAAATTTCAGCACTTACAGACAAGGCGACACCAGTAGATGCTGATGTGCTTTTAGGCGAAGATAGTGCTGCGTCTGCATGGACAAAAATAAAAATAACAATAGCGAATCTTAAGGCTATTTTTAAAACGTACTTTGATACACTGTATGCAGCGGCTCTTGGCGCAGATGATAATTATGTAACAGATGCTGAGAAAACAAAAATAGCCGGAATTGAAACAGGCGCTGATGTTACTGACGCAGGAAATGTAGGTTCAAGTATTCACGGTGCTACTGCAAAAACCTCAATGGTTGATGCTGATAAAATTGCTATCATTGATACAGAAGCCAGTAATGTTTTAAAAACTCTCTCGTGGGCATATGTTAAATCAATTTTAAAAACATATTTTGATTCACTAACTACAACTTATACTAATAAAAGAATCACACAAAGAGTAGTTACTACAACAGACGATGCCACGGCAATAATTGACGTTGACGTGACAGACCAATATCAATTAACAGCAGTAGCTAATGCAACTGAATTTTCTACGACAGGAACACCGACAGCAGGACAACCATTGATAATTAGGTTTAAAGATGCCGGAGTTGCAAAAAATATTACTTGGAACGCTGTGTTTAGAGCCGTTGGCGTTACATTACCAACAATAACAGTAGCAAATAAAACTCATTATGTCAAGGCAATTTATAATGCAACAGACACTAAATGGGATGTGTTAGCTGTAGCGGTGGAGGCATAATGGCTAAAGCGGATATTAAAAAAACAAGTGAAAACGTAATGACTAAAGCGGATATTAAAATAATAAAAGATTGTCGTGATGCTATTGATAAGCACCGATTAAAAGAATGGAAAACTGAAGACGAGCATACAAAGGCAACAGAAAAATTGATGAAGGTTCTTTTGGATAATGGCTTTGCCGGAATTGCTGAATTTAGTAAATTTAACGACCAGAAAAATTATGAAGCTTTTAAGGAGTGCCGCCCGATAAAAGGAAGTTGCGATTTATGCACTGGATTAGGTTCTGACCCGCCTTGTTTAATTTACTATAAAGAAAAGGCCTGTATTCATGCGGCCACTCCGATTTTAGATGAAAAAATTTATCAGATTTCTTGGGCTAGATTTAAAGGTAAAATTCCTTATGAGGCTTGCCCAGCAGGACATGGGTTTCAGCCGGATACAGATAATTATACTGACCCGCCCTTTGATGTAAAATGGAAGGTATTTTAAATGTCCGATATCACAAGAAGACCAAATTCAGATAATTCAGTTGCATTAACAGTTTTCGGCACCGGCAGTTATCATTATGACCGGCTTAACGAAGAAGTGGCAGATGATACTGATGGTGTTTACGTTCCCAGCGTAACAGCAGCACAAGATAGACTTGGTGCGGCAGCTCTTGGGATAACTGGAACCATTAATTCTGTCCGGTTATATGGCCGATTTAGTGCAGAAACTCATGGTGATGAAACTTCCGCCC